TTACGGAGCAACACCCGATAATGCTTATGAATCTGCTTTATCAATAGAGCTAGGTGGTTTATTTGCAGGGCATTGCCCTCTGCTGCTCATTTTTAACCGCGCGCTATCAGGCGCTGAAGTCAGATCACTCTCAGACAACCCCTGGCAAATCTTTGCCCCCGACAACAAATCGCTGTGGGTGCCTGAGACTGTATCTGCGGGGGGTGGCGCTACCACCGTCACCACCGACGCTTCTCTGAACTATGTATTGCAAGCTATTACCTTCCAATCACAAGGTGGAATGTACAGTATCCTTGGCTCAGTGAACGCAGATATTAACTCAAGTTACTACGTTAATGAAGCTAGGGTGAACTCAAGTTCATGTAGTTACGTTATTAACTCAGCAGTAGCTCAAGAGCAACCCGAGAGTTATGATGTACGATCAGCACTGAGTGCAACTCAGAATGAAACCTACAATGTCCTAGGGGCTGTTACACAGAGTCAGAACGAAGAATACAACGTACTAGCATCCTTGAGCAATACACAGGGTTCTACGTACAATGTACGCTCTGCTCTGTCGCAAGACCAAGGTTCAACTTACTTCATATCCGAGAGCACGTACCGTGAGCAGCTAGTAGATTACGTAATTCGTTCTGCACAGTTCAATGACCAAGGTTCAACGTACAATATCCTCAGCGCGAATACCGTAGGTAATAACGCTAATCTGAACTACGTTATCTCTGCGTTAATCCAACAGGATCAGCAAGAGAATTACTTAGTACGCTCTAGTTCACATCAAGAGACTAACGGTATATACACTGTACGCGCAAGCGCAGAGAACTCCACAGAGGGTTCGTATATTGTACGAGGTAGCCTCAGCAGTGAAGCACAGTTGGACTATACAGTAAGAGCAGAGGTTAATTCCGAGGGAACTCTGAGCTATACCATTCGTGCATCCTTGAGTAAAGACCAAGGTGTATTGTACGATATTCTAGCTAATAACAGCGTGCAGTCGATCTCTAATGGTTCGTACATTATCCAAGCGACTACAGCGAATAATACTTCTTGTTCTTATCAGATTCAAGGTGAAGTTATAGATGTACCGTTGACTAATGCAGAGATGCAGCAGTTATACGCTTGGGTAAGTGAGCTAGTTACTAAGAGTGCAACCAAGGAAGAGATTGCGACTGCAGTGTGGAGTAAACCAACAAGTGAACTAACAGTAGAGAATTCTATTGGTAAATGGTTAATGCAGAAGGTATTAACCGTTAGTAAGTTCTTAGCGTTGAAGTAAATGCATACGCAGGTTTCATTAAGTTGAGCCTGCGTATACCGCATATTGCTTACTTGACATAAACCCAGCACAATGCTATCATATTAGCTAATTGGATTACGTGGGATTACTCCTGCGTAACTTCCTACAGAATATAAGGAGTACAGTGGATACTAAAGATACAAAATCAAAAGTAGTACCAGTTACTAAAGCACTTAATGAAGAGTTAAAACAAGCAATGTTTGTTGTGATGGTTCCAGATGAGATTGATGCTCATGGGGATATTACATCAGAGGAAGAGATTCGTAAGGCTTGTTATAACTACAATAAATACAGCAGAGAAGCTAATCTATTTCACGTAAGTAAAACAGAGTCATTTTTTCTGGCTGAGAGCTTCGTTGCTCCAGTTGAGTTCTTCATTGAGGATCGCTTCGTTAAGAAGGGTACATGGTTAGCTACTGTACAGGCTCTGGATGATGATCTATGGGCATTGATTAAATCAGGAGACATCTGCTCCTTGAGTATTGGTGCATTAGCACGAGTACAGGAATTAGAGTAAAGGAACACATGACTACACGCGCTAAACGCAAGCTCACTGACATTTCGTTCGAGCACGAGGGAGCACACGTTGCACTCGTCAGCAAACAACAGGGTGGAGGGGCTAACAACCACAATTATTCACTAATTTTAAAATCCAGTAAATTCTCTGATGCCACTCTCCAGAAGATGCAGCAAGTCAAAGTAACGATGGAACTTCCGGACTTCCTAGAGAAGTTCTTTTATCTTTACGGAGAAGATGCTGAGATTCTAGCATCAATGATGGGCTATGTTGAACCAGCAGAAACACAAGCTGATGAGAATATGGAAGCTCAAGAGAAGATGCAAGAGTGGATTAAATCCAAGATGACTGCATTCGAGATTGTACAACAAGCTAAAGACGCTGTTGATCTTTCGGATGTACTTTCAGCTTTGGATGAGAAACAATACATGTCTTTACTGAAGGATCAACTCTTGCTTGAGAAAGCATTCAAGAAGATTGATAAGCTAAACAAGCTAAATACCGTCAGTAAAGCAAAAGAATCTAAGCCCGTGGTTGAAGCCACAGGTGCAGATACCTCAGTCGCTAGCGAGGTAAACGGGGTATCTAACCCTTTGGTTAAAACTAATAAGGCTGCTAAAGCCCAAGAGGAACTAAAAATGACTGTTGAATCAACTGTAGTTGAACAGGAAGTTGAAGTAGTTGCTAAGAGTGCATTCGTTGAACTTGAGAAGAGCCTAGACGCTCAGAAGCAAGAACTGCAAAAAGCACTTGAGTCAATCGCTCAATTCCAAGAGAAAGAAAAACAAGCAATTGCTAAAGCGCGTAAAGCTGAAGTGCTATCTGCTGTTAAAGACGCAAATAAAGCGGAAGTGCTATTCAAAGCTGTAGCTGACGCTTCTAATGAAGATTTCGCTGCTGTGGTTAAAGCACTCGGTGATATGCAAGCACAGGTTGAGAAATCTGCGTTGTTCGTGGAGCAAGGTGCGAGTGTAGAAACTGAGGTTCAACCTGAAGTATCTCCGCTGGAACGTATGCTCAAAGCTAAGTTCGCTCAATCCGCTAAGTAAATAATAAGGAAATAACATGCCCGTAATCGCAACTGACACACTGCGTGTCTCAAATCTAGTTAAAAAAGAACAATGGGCCGAGCTTGGCTATTGCCGCGAAGTAGTTACTGTGAATGAAGCAGCCGCTAAAACTTACGCAGTTGGCACTGTTCTTGGTAAAGTTACTGCTGACGGTAAATATAAAATCGCTGTTCAAACTGCTGTTGATGGCTCCGCTGTTGCTGCCGCTCTCGTATTGGAAGATAAAGCAATTGCTGCTACTACCGATACTAAGCTAGTAGTTATGGTTAAAGGTCCAGCAAGTATCAGCGTGGGTGGTCTAGTTCTAGATGCATCTTATGATCTTGATGCTGAAAAAGCTGTAGTGTATGCTTCTCTTGAATCCAAAGGTATTCAAGTTCTAAACAAAGCTGCTTAATAAATAATAGAGCCTGAGATTTCGGGCTTATTAAAAGGAAAAATATATAATGGCAATTATTCGCTCATACACTAATGCTTTTGAGGTTACGGACTTCACACAAGAGCTACAGATTATCCCGAATTCATGGACACTTTTGAACGACTCTGGCTTGTTTGCTGAAGAGTTCTTGAGCACCAGCACTGTTACTTTTGAAGAGCAGTCTAGTACCCTTGGTTTGATCGGTGATCAATATCGCGGTGCTAAACCACAAGCTAACAAGGATGACAATCGTAAGATTCGTTCTTACCCTATCGGTCACTTTCCAATTGTTGATGCTGTAAAACCTGAAGATATTCAGGGCAAACGGGCATACGGCTCTAACGATATGGCAGAAACTGAAGCTGCTGTTATCGCACGTAAAATGGAACGTATCCGTCGCAACATGGATATTACTATGGAAGTGGGTCGTTTCAGCACCTTGACCACTGGTAATTTGTACGCACCTAATGGTACTATCTCTGGTAACTTGTTCAGTGATTTTGGTATTACTCAAACTTCAGTTGACTTCGTGCTAGGCACAGCCACTACTGATATTATTGCTAAAGTTGAGACTGTTATTGCATCTATGCAAGACAATGCCAACACTGGTGACGTTATCTCCGGTGTTGTTGCTTATTGCAGTCCTGAGTGGTTCGCTAAATTGATCGGTCATGCGAAGGTAGTCGATGCCTTCCGTTATTTCACTGCTACCGAAGGTCAGTTGATTCAACGTAACCGCGCAGGTGGTACTAATGGTCTGTACCGTGAATTCACTTATGGTGGCATTCGCTTTATTGAGGTTCGTACAGTACTTGCAGGTCAACGACTAATCCCTGCTGGTGAAGTTGTGTTTGTTCCTGTCGGTACTTCTGAAACCTTCGTTAGCTACTTCGCACCTGCTAACCGTATGGATTTCGTTAATACCCGCGCAGAGCGTGGTTATATGTGGACATATCGTGATCCTAAAGGTCAAGGTATTGACATTGACGGAGAGTTTAATGTCACTCACATTGTACGTAGACCCGCGTTGGTTGTTAAAGGTACTACCTCTAACTAAACGATTAACCTCTTAACTGAGGTTTTCTACTGCAAAGAATTCTCACAAGGAGTTCTTTGTGTTAGAATACAGTTTAACTTGCAGTCAGGTTGCAGCCTGATATTCCCAAGATGAAAGCGCCTGCAAGCGCTGATGGTTCCTTTGCCATCTAGTCTTGACCCAATAATAATCTTAAAGGAGATTAGGTGATAACTGAAGAAAATCTAGAATATTTTGCAAAGCATAAGAAATGTAGTTGTACAGATGCTGCTAAATTAAAGATTACAAAAGCATTAGACGCTAAGAACTATAAAGTTAAAGTTGAATGGGATTACACCGTTCTTGTAAGAGAAAATAAAAGAGTATTAGTAACTTGTTTGTTAGATGGAAATCAAGTTTATAGGTCTGTGAATGATTTATCTCTTGGTCTATACGAGTGTAGTTCCTGTGTTCTTTCTAACTGGAATATTATTGCTGAAAGTAAAAACTATACTTTACTAAGTCGATCTGGAAAAGAAAATTTAAATCTTCGCTGCAATACTTGCTTTAGTGTATCCGAGAGACCTGTCACAAATCTCCTTGGTAAAAATAAGATTAGTTGTACAGGCTGTCAAGAAAACAGATACAGAAAGAGCGCTGAATCTTGTAATATGGAGTATATTTCACTTAATAGGTGTAAAAATACTATAAGTATAAAAGTTAAATGTAATATTTGTGGTAATAACCATTCCACCACTAATTCTATTTTACTGTCACTTCAAAAGAATAATTGTCCTATTTGCAAGACTGATGAGATTCGTAAAAATGCAGATTACAAGGGGTGGTTATATATTGAATCTTCAATGTCAAGTAACACAATAGCTTGTAAATCTTGTAATTTTATTCATAACGCTACAACAAACATCATCAACAGTAAAAGTAGAATTGTCTGCCATAACTGCAGGTTAAATAGGTACAAAATATCTCTTGAGAATAAACACTGCACGTTCATTGAAATTACCACAGATGCTAAAGGTAGAAAAGTTGTTTCATTCTTAAATTCTAATAATGAGGTTATGTCTGCAACCACCTCTGCATTACTTTCTGGAAAATTTGCCACGTCAGAGGATAATCATTGGAAATTACCATATCAGCTGTATGTTATAAACACAGAGAGTAACAATATAAGTTACACCAAAATTGGTTTAGCACAATATGCTAATCTTAGAGCTAGAACGTTGAAGATTCTGGTACCATACGAGGTAGAAGTTCTATACACTTTTAAGGATAGGTGGGAAGCTTTTGAAGCTGAACAATACTTACACGAAGTGTTTAAATGCTATAGGATTGAGAGAGAGAAGAAGCAGCGACATTCACAAGTAATTTAATATCTGGGAGACTCACAGAATTACCAGATGGGAGTACTGAATGGTTCAGGAATGTGGACATTGTAGAAATTAAAAAAGAATTTAAGGATAAATATGATGTTAACTGATTTACAAAAGATTAGAATTGCTGTAGCTGATCTTGACCCTGTAATGCCTTTCCTAAACGATGATAGCTATGCTTACTTCTTACAAAAGAACGATGGCTCTATCAATAGGGCATCATTAGACGCTGCTAGAACCATCCTGCTGCTTTTAGCGCAACGTACATCTTCAACTGTTGATGTACTTTCGTTTTCTGGACAAGCTAAAGCCGCAGAGCAGTACCGCATGTCACTGCAGATGTTCCTACGTGATCCTAATATGAATCCTGTGCTGACTAACTGCCAAGGTTACGCAGGTGGTATCTCCATCAGTGACATGCAAGCTAACGTAGATAATCCAGACAATAACTACGCGCGTACTCCCGAGGATATTCCAGTTAACCCCGTAGTGTACCCCTCGATGTACAGCGCTGACTACTTCCGTATTTAACCAAGGATTGAACATGAGTATGCACCTTCAGTTCATCCAATCCGCTAAACAACTGATTTACCCTAATGGTGTAAGCGTAGTATTTACTGCAGTTACTAACCAAGCCTACAATATCGAGACACAGACCGCAGGTACTACGGAAGTTCAAACTACTGTAATCGCTTTCCCTAAAGTGGTGAAGGTATCTCAGTGGAACTATCCGAACTTAGTGAATAAAACAGTAGAAGAGTTCTTGATTGTAGCGACTGATTTAGCACAAGCACCAAAACCCCTAGATAAGCTCACAAGAGGCTCGGATGTATTCACTGTAGATAGTACACGTGAACACGTTGCAGGAGGTTCTGTGGTGATCTACAAGGTTCTAGCATACAAGGGATAGATATGATTAGTACCACTCAAACGAGGTTCTCGTGATTACCTTCGATACTGCTGCGCTTGTAGCCAGT